TGGAACACCCGCACCGCCCGCACCTCCAGAAGTAGCCGCCCAATTCGCCGCCAAGTCTGGATAGGAACCGTCTGCCCCAACGTAATAGAAATTTGCGGCCCACGCCGGAGTGCAAACCAAAAACAGGAAGATTAAGAAAAGGATTTTCTTCATCATGACGTTGCCAACTGATAGGTTACTGTGATCGTCCACATCACGCCGTAATCAACGTTGGCGTCCATCGAGATATAAAGTTCTTTGCCTGTCGCTACGGATTCGGTAATCGCCCCGCTGTCGTAGTTCCCTGTCGTGGTATCTAAAACCTTAATGACTGTCGGGTTGGTCGAAGGAAACGCACCCGTTCCTTGAGCATCACACCATTTCAAATCCCCCGAAAACTCTGTCGTTGGGTCAGCGGAAGCGCATTGGACTTTGACGTTGGTAATCGTGTAGCCAAAACCCAAGTCTGGAGGAGAGATTTTCTTTGTCGGAGATGCCCTGTACCTTCCGTAAAAATCCCCGTCCACAACGAGGGTTTTTGTTTCGGTCTTTGAAATATACGTCTCCGCCGCCGTTGCGGAGGTGAGGTAGGACGAGAGGTCGGGGGCCGCCACCGCGTCCCACGCGGCGTTCTTCCGGGCGTACTGACCGCCATCCTCTGGAGCTTCCTCGATCCCGGGAGTCTCGAGCGAACTTTGCCCAAGCCCGGCATACACAGGATCGCACGAGGCGAGTGAGAGGCACAGGAAGATAAGGGCGAGTTTCTTCATGGGATTAGATGCGTCCTTGGGAAGAACCGCCACGCCCCGGCTCCCGTGATCACAACCGTGTGGAATTCCGCGAATCGTTCGTCGAACACTTCCCTGGCTTTCGCGACCATCGTGATGTTGAGGTCGTTATCTCCGATAATCTGAACCTCAATATCCGCAGCAGAATCATTCTTAAAACAAAGCTCGCGCATGGTGATCGGGAACGCTTCGGTATGGTTCCCAGTCCCGGAGTAGAACTCGTACACGCAGAGTTTTATTCTCTCTTTCCCGGCTTCCCATCCACGCTTCTGAGCGGATTCGAGATCAAATGCCATTACGCTATAGCCTCATCGAATAAGGCAAGATCAATCCCCTGCTCAAGCAAAAGCCCCGCGATCTTGTCATACGCCTCTTGAGTCATAATCTGCGCTTGCACAAGCCCGAGAAGCGTCCGCTTCGCCGATTCAAACGACGGAAACGCAACCTGATCTTTCAGAACCGCGTAGTACGGGGCAAGAGCGAGAAGCTCTACGCCTGAGAATGATACGTTCAGGCGATCGGTGAAAAGACGGAGATCGAACGCCGCAACCGCCGCCGCTTTGATAGCCTCAGCATCTCCGGGGCATTCAATGAACCCATGAGATTGCATCTGCTCGTTACTCCACCATATGTTCGGGGAGTCAGTCCGCTTCTCTGAGATCACTTCGACTTTTGTGCTTCCTTGTCTCTGGAAAAATCTTGCCATAGATACCTCCTGTTAAAAGAAAAAGAACCAGTTCGTTTTGCGACGGCCTGTGCGGGGCTCCGCATAATCGTTGTCAGGATTGAATGTGGTGGTATACCTCGCCACTCCCTTTGAGATGCGGATGTTGTCGAGGAGGCCGTTGAGGAATCCATCACTTCCGTTCCCAATCGAGAGACTGTCTGAGGAATTTGGTAGAGTCCCGTTCCATGCTCCTGCGGCAAGGGTCAATGGTGAAGCTATTCCGTTTATGAATATTCCCCAAGCTGTTTCTGCGTTGTCGGAATTTACCCTTACAAAAGATATGTGATACCAAGTATTTGCGGTCGGAGCAAATGGTGTAGTAACATCAATCGCATATCCAACTCCACCTGTATAGACCCACATTCTTAGCGTTGTTGTGACCATGCTAAAAGCTATCTGGTTATTTCCCACTCCAGATGGGCCTTGATAATATAATGCTTTTGATTGGGCGGCAGGAACCCTAAGATATGTCTCAAATGTGAATGGGTTTGTTCCGTAGAAATAATCATCAGAATCTAGTGTCGTGAGACTACTATTCGTCCCATCAAAATACCCAACCCCACTCCCAATGGCGAAGAAGTCAACCTTGGCAGACCCAACGGGGTACGGAAACTTCCCTGTCTCGTCCTTAAAGATGCAGGAGCGGTAGTCTTCGGTGTACTTTATCTTTGCATCACCCTTGCAAGTCACGACCTTCGGAGTTGTCTCTGAATCCTTGATGTCTGTTGAATCCGTCCCACCAACCCCATTATTCTCATCCCCCTTGATATACAGCTTCGTATTCGCATCGACCGTGAAGCCATTCTGTGAAGGGGTGAAGGCGGTGGTGTAACGGGCTACGTTGGAGATACGGATTTCACGCATGGAGCCGCTAAAAGTAGGTTGGGAATAAAGAAATCCAATCGAAAGAGATTTAGTGCTTCCGATTATTGCAGAAGCTGAAGACCAAGTATCTGTTTGGACTCCGTCTTTGAAAGCGTAAAATGTATTTCCGTCCCGTACTACGGCATAATGATGCCACCTGTTAACTGTCGCAGTTCCTAAAGATTTTAGATTTGCAATATCCCACGATGAACCATTTGAGGTTATCTGAACAGTTTTTGCGCCACCAGTCCCATTGTTAAATCCAAAAATAAACGGAGTATAACTTGTTTCGTTATCTCTGCAGATAGAGGATGCGTAATTTACGAAAGAAGAATTGTTCTCAAACCATTCTACGGTGAATGGATTAGAACCAAAATCCCAATCATCCGAATCAGCCAAACTCAAATAATCCCCCGTCCCATCAAACGCAATCGCAGGAGCCAATGGAGAAGTGGCTGGAGTGTCGAATCTCATATCAAGGGCGAGCGTGGTAGCTTTGGTCAGCTTGATATTCTTCAGCCAACCGTTCATGTAAGTCCCTGCCGCCGATTTAATCGCTCCAATCCTTAACTTCTCTTTGGCAAAATTGTAATCAGCGGTGTAGGTTGAACCCTCTTGAGCGTAATTCCCATCAGCGGTTGCAAGATACATTATGACCGTTCTCGCACCGTTCGCCCCGCCGTTCCCTACCAGTTTTGCCTTGTACCAAGTGTTGATAGCAAGAGTCGTTGTTCCAGTAATTCTTGCGGTCGTGGCTGTGGTAAAGCAGAGTTTGTTCCCCGTCGAATTAATGATATTGACGAGCCATGCGTCTGTGTCAGCCGTGGCATTCCTGTTATCCAGAATCGTTTGTGCGGTTGCCGCAATACCTGTGTTGAAATAGAACTCAATTTCAAACGCCCCAACTCCGAAAGCGAAGTTCGCCGAGTCTGCAATATCGCCATAATCAGTCGTGCCGTTGAGGAAACAAGCCCCCCTCTTTCCCGCAAATGCAACAGGCCATGCAAGCTGAGTGGCGTTGCCGTTGGCGGTTATGGTCTTGGGAGAGGCAGTTGAGGAATCGACGAAGGTGGTGGTCGTTCCGTTGCAACGCAGGAACAGCTTGTCGTAGACGTCGGGGACGATTACGGCGGCTGACACGCATACCGACCATAGAGTGATATACCCTAAGACGATTGCGGCGGTTAGCTTTCTCATGCCGCCACCGCATAGTCGGTTCCAAATGCCTCGACTTCCCAAACGGTTCCGTCCACGCAGTAGAGGCCGATCTTATCGACTGATGCCGCCGCTGTGGAGAGAACCACGCCGTCCGTAACAAGCTCAGAAGCGATTAGGAAGTTTGCGTGGAGCGTGAGAGCGTGGTTCCCCGATCCGTCCTGAGTCACTCGGACTGAAACGCGTTGGCCCGCGCAGCCATTAGTCGGTATATTCAAAGTGAAATTATCGTTAGCGGTCACATTGAACGCTGAAGCCGTCGCGGCGTTAAGGCTCAACGCCCCACCCACGATCGTCCCCGTAGCGACTCCCGCTCCCGCTAAAGCTGCTGCGGCCTCTGCGGCTACCTTAGCCGCAATCGCAAGGTCGCGCGCTGTCTCTGCGTTCGTTTCCGCGAGTTCCGCTGCGGTCTGAGCGACTTCGGCGGCTGCTTGCGCCACCGCAGGGTTATCGTAATTCTCCATCCCGTCCGCTGCGGCGTTCCATCCGGGGATCTTAGACGCTTCGGGCTCGGGCATTTCAATACCAGAATTAAGGGACGTTGCGGAGAACTTCAGCGCGCGCGAAAGCTGTTCCGCCATTTGGCGGATAAGGAGGATCGCCCGGTCAAGAGCATTTTCGATCTGCGGTTCGCGAAGAGCGCCGCGAGCCGGGATATCGGTCTGCTGCTCCACGTCAAAGTCGGAAATGATAAACGACTCTTGGAGGGCGGTAGGGGCTACGACATACGTAACAGTCCCCCCGTCTGTAGCGGTGTTGAGGACTACGGTGTAGTCCACGTCGAGGGTCATGGCAGTAGCGACCTGTGTGGCCTTAACCACTTTGAAGACGTTAATGTCGGAGGTCTTATACACCTTAAAGGGAAAGGTGAAAGCCACCTTCGAGCCGTTACCGTCTTCTCTGATTTTATTTGACACATTTTCGACTACCATGATGTACCTCCTAGTGAGAGTATATGCCTTTGGGCATTAGTACGCAATTTTTTTCCGACCTTTTCCTGACGTTCCACTCAGCATTTTCCCTACAAAATTCTCCGCCTGTGTAGCCCCCGGCATACCGCCGAGTCCGGCGATAAGGATCGCAGCGCGAACGGCGTTCCGCGACTTCGCGTCCCCCGATTTCGCCGTGATAAAACCATTCAGGCGTTCTGTCGTTTTCGCAAGCATCTGTATCGCCGGAACGGGGATACCGCCGTAGATGAAAGGAGAGGCCAACTGACCGACGAAGGGGATATCACCGAGAAGGCTTAATACCATTTGCTCGGTAAAATTGTCTTTCTCGTCCTTATCGTCTCCCGTGATAAGCGCCAAGAGTTCTTTCGAGAGACCACGCATACCAAGCTCCGCGATCTTCGCGAGCATGAGATACGACATGACGTTTACACCCTTCGAGATGTTGCCTTTCTGGAAGCCGAGGCCGATACCGTCGTGCGCGATCACGCTCCAACGATTGAGCATGAAGGTCTGGAACTGAAGGAGAAGCCTATCAAGAGACGAGTTCCCGGTAAGAGCGCCACGGCTTAACGCCTGCGGCGCGTCTTTGAAGAAAGCGGACGCTTGGGATCTACGCATAATGAGCTGCGCGTAAGTGATCGCGTCGGCGTTCGGCTTATCGAGGTCTACGTCGAGGCCGTTATCGCGCATATATTTCAGATACGCCCCGGCGGCTACAGAGGACGCGGTAATCATATCGAGCTTTTGGAGCGCCCAAAAGGACGCGCGCCCGGTCTTGTCGAGGATCGAAGTCTCCCCGAACTCCATGTAAAACGGGTCGTCGCCGATGCGGTTCCTGACTTCGGCCATATTGTCGTAAACAAATTTTCTCCACGCTTTATCGGTCGCGATAAGCCCGGCGCCCTCAAAAGCCGCAGGGCCGATGAGCCCCGCCCCGTCCATAAGGGAGGAAGGCTGTATCAGAACAGAAGAGAGCCTAAAGCCAAGGGTCGCCATACCGATGTTCTTGCGAAGACCATCGAGGACTCGGATCTTATCGCCCGATTTACGGCCCTTACGAGCGATCGTATCGAGCCAATCGAGCATGAACGCCTGCCCCCGATCCCCTACAGCGTCGAGATACGTTTCGGACTTAGCGATATCGGCGAGCATCTTCGTGTGGCGACCCACGGTAACGAGATAAGCGGCGTTGTCCAAATGCTGAAGATAGACCTGCATCGCGTCGAGCTTGATCTTCTGCTTCCCCGCGCCTGTGCGCTGAAGCGTAAATTTCTTCTCGACATTTATCCGCTTAAAATTTCCCTGCTCCGGGGCGCCAAGCATAAAGCGCTCGCTGATATCCTTCTCCGACATAGCCTCGAAATCCGTCACGAACGGGAAGTAGTTCTGCACCTCAGCGAGATCGGCGTTATAAACGTCCCGCATGACCTCCGCGATCTCCGGGCGGAGAGCATCGAGCGAATCGCGCATCGTCTCATAGAGCTCGGTCTGCTTTTCGTTGAGCTCTACCGCGTCGATCTCTTCCTGCGTGTAGCCGAGGTTCATCAATTTCTCGTCTCCGCCCTCTTGCATCTTGGCAGCGTAAAAGCCGACGAGCTCAAAATCCGGGGTGTCCAGTTCGAGTTTCCGAGCGAGATCCGTTATCTTCTTCCCGGCGGCGTCCTTCTTCGCGAGATACGCTGAGAAGGCTTGGTCGATGGGGCGCTTAAAAATACGAGAATTAGGCCCGGTATATCCGGCGTTCCCGTCGAGCATATCGACCACAACGTCGATCGGGGTGATCGCGAGATTCTTCGACGCGGCCCAATTAAGCGCGTTGTTGATACTGTTATTCCGGCGTACCGAATTGGGGAGCTCTTCACCTACGCGCGGGCGAGCGATCGGGAGCGTGTCCATCTTCTTCGAGCCGACGGCCAGTTCGATCAAAGCCTGACTCTTAATCGCTTCCTCGAGAGCTCGTCGAGCGCGGAGCTTGGTTCGCCCCACTTCCTTTAGGAGCTTGATGGTGGAGATCAGATTACGGAGCGAATTGGAGTCGAGGTTTTCCGCGCTCTGCTTGTAAAGTCCCTGCACCTGATAAAGAACGTACTGCGGGATCGATACGTCTTTTCCGGCGGCGCGCTGCTCGGCGAGATACTTCTGCGTCTTTTCGAGGTTCGAACGCGTCTCGTCCGACATTTTTCCGAGTTCGTACTGCGACACGAGATCGCGGATCTTGTTGACGTAATCGATCGCGATCACTGAGGACGCTTCGACTTTTCGGATTTCGCGCTTGAGTTCTTTCAGAAGGATTTTGCGGTTCGCGTCTTCGGCGATCCGTTCCATCCTGTCCATCGCTTTGACAAGATCGGCTCCATTCTCAGCGGTCGCGACGGTGTTCAGGAGTTTTCCCTGCGCCTCTGCGGGCACGTAGGTCTTAATGGTCTCGACGAGACCTTTCTTGAGATCCGAAAGCTCGCCCTTCGTCATACGCTCTGCGTTTGCAGCGACGCGCTGCTGCGCGTTAAGAGACGCTTTCAGAGCGGACATTTTGGTCACTTCTTTTGGGACGAGTTCGGTCTGCCCGGTCATTAGGCGAATGATTTTCTTGATACCGGGATTAGGCTGCGCCTGTTCTTCCGATTTCAAGTTCTCGAGGACGTTAATGAGCGCCTTCTGCCGCGCGACGAGAGACGCCTCGGGAGGCATACCCTTACTCTGCGCCTCGTTGATCTTAGCGGTAAGCGTCTGAAGATCCGTTACGATCTGCGGGAGCGTGCTCTCGACTGTCGCCGGATCGGAAGGATTCTCGGAAAGCTGCTGAACAGCGGGTGCTGAGTCCACCTCGGGCGCCTTGGCCGCTTCGGACGGGGTGGGTTTGACCGCTTCTGGAGTGACACCTAACTCTTTTAAAAACCGTTCCCGATTTTGAGGGGTATCTTTCATCTGCGGTCGAGAGAATCTATTTTTCGATCCTGCCATATCGATCGCTTTGTCGATGGACGCTATACCGATAGTCCCGTCGTCTCGGGCGATAACCTCTAATGTGGCCGGATTTTTCTCGCTCGCAGGGACGAAGGCTATGTGTCCTTTAGATTTCACAACGTCTTCGAGAACGACACTTTCTTTGCCTACCGCATCGGCCTGCGTCCCATCGATCTCGATCGGCGTATTCATCCCATCTTTCCCCAAAGCCTTTTCGACCGCTCCCTCTGTCGCCTTCTCCGCCGTCATAGCCTGTATCGACGGGAGATAGTCGGATTGCATGAGTTTGCGAAAATTCTGATCGATCTCTTTACTGTTCTCGGCCAAATGCACCGCCGCGTTATACCCCATCTTCTCGATCTCGGCGTCCGTCGCGCCCGCGAGCTTCAACTTCGTTATGGCCGAATCGACTCTCGAGGCGTTATGCGACGTAAAGCCGCCGAAGACTCCCCCGGTCGCTGCGCCGACGATAAAAGACTCAAGCATACCTTCCGTAAATTTCCTAGTCGGCTCATAACCGAATTTCGCAATCGTATTTTGCCAGAACTGTTGTGCCGATTCAGTCAGTCCTTCAGCGAAGAACCCGCCGACCGTTCCGGCTACTTTGCCCTTTCCGCCTTCCAAGAACTTCATGAGCGGGATCTTTTCGAGAATCGTCGTTCCAATCGTCGAAAGATAAAACGCCGCGTCTTGCGTCGCTACGCTCGCTCCGGCTTCCCGCGCCTCCCCGCGCTGCCCGGCGCCGTCGATAAGGCCCAAAGCGACCGCTCCGGCCAAAGGATTCTTTGTCGCGACTGTAATGGCATACGCTGTCCCAAGAGACGTAACCGCGCTCATGACCGTAGCGACTCCCCGGCTATAAGACGGGTTCTCCATAAAAGACCCTTTCCAGATCTCGGGGTTCTGCTTAGTCATTTCGACCCCGCCGATCTTCATCGTCTTCTGAAGGTCTTTGTAGGTGTTGACCATGAGATCGCCTTGATCGAGGATAAAATCTTTTACGCCTTTTTCGAACCCTTTGACGGCTTCGCTTTTCACCGTTCCGGGCGCAGCCGAAGAGCCGATGTGGTCGCCCACGTAGCGGACGACTTCCCCGAGCGCGGCCCCGGTCTGAAGGATATTCCGTGAAAGAGCGCGGCCCACTTCGCCCACGTCTTCGTGTTCCGGGTGAAAGTTCTTTCGGATCGCATCGCCGACGAGACCGGGATGATACCAACCCGGAACCTCGAGAGTCTTTCCAGAGTCCGGCTCATAGACCTTTTGGGGAACATCGGCCATCGGGTTAGGCTCAACACCCCCAAAGGTAGCAACGTCCTCTGCGACCGTTGTGGTCGGAGGGGTCATGCCGCCGAAGGCTGCGATATCTTCTTTAATCGTTCCCACTAGGAGTCCCCCACCCATTAGCTCTCAGCGCTTTTTCTTTGGTCTTCGAGAAAAGCATCGTTACGCCTTCACGGGTCAAAAGCACGGACTCGTCGGCCACCTTCTGATCGGCTTTCTTGTCGGAGCCGACCCCGGCTTTTTGGATCGAGCCGTCTTTTCGCATAAAACCATCGGGGATCTCGGCCATAAAAGCCAGTTCGGGGTTGTTCTTCCGGGCGTAATTTCCGAGCGCTTGGCGCAAAGACGAAGTGACCGTTTCGGAAGTAACCTTCGGCTGCTCGCCGAGAATGGTTGCGAAGTCGTTATAGACCTCGACGGCTTCAGGCGTTTTGCCTTTGGGGTCTACCTTGTCCATTCCAAAAAAGCGCTTCACACTTTGCCACCCGGTAGCGTGGACGTTCGCGAGCGCGGGTTTCTGATCGCCGACTTCAGCTAAAAAAGGCGTGACCATTTGCGCGAGTTTCGAGTTAAACGATTTCTGATCGATCCCGCCCGAAGTTCTTGTCTCGGAGAGATCGGTCATATACTCGATCATCTCTAGAGCGTTCGCTTTTGCAGTTTTGGTCTTCTTGTCATATTCGAGTTGTTCGAAGCGATCTAAAAGACGCCCCTCCTGATAGGGATCGGACGGCTCGTTGATCTTCGTCTTGTAGAGCTGCGCGCGAAACGCGCGGACCGCTTTAGAATCGGGGAGGTTCGCAAGTTCCACCGCTGCCCCGGACTCATCGCCTGACGCGATTTTGCTCAACACGCCGGAAAAGGTCTTCCCATCCCCGAGCGCAGCCATAAGCTCGGCCTTCTCTTTAAATGCCGGAAGCGCCGCAACCGCTTGGTCCTTGAGCGAGTTCTTAACCGAAGGGTCTAACTCTTTCCCGAACGCTCCGCTGTCGAGCATTTGTACGAGTTCCGCAGGATTTTTCAGAAGCGCCGTCGCGGCAAAAGCCTTTGCCATCATCTCGGGCTTGGCCTTCGCGAGATTCGCGCTATCCTCGGCGGTAAGATGCGGCCCGGTAATGAGCTTGTCCGCGAGCGCGGATTTCTGCTCGATTAGACTCTTCTTGTCCTCGAAGGAAAGCGAGAGATTATCGCCAAGTGCCGCAATATCGTTAGCGGTCTTATCGAGCTCCGTCACCGTGGTCTTATGCGCTAACACAAAACGGTTATGATCCGCGACCTTCATCTGCCGTACCGCGTACTGCGTTTCAAGCTGCGCCGACTCAAGCGAGAACTTATCGCGCGCCGAGCCCGCCGGAATACTATCGACGAGCGACTTCGTGATGTTTTTCGCGCCGTCGTTATAGACGTTGATACGCTCTTCAATCGGCCCGTCAAACTGCGCGAAACTTTCGTCGTGCTGTATCGTGTATTGCTCGAGTTGACGCTGTTGCTCCATCAGATTTTTCGCCACGACCATTTGATCCTGCGCCGCTTGGCGTTCTTTCTGAAGCTGATTATTCGCGTTCCAAGCCTGTTCGCCTGCTTGGCTAATCGCGGTCCCAAGCATTTCACCCGAACGATTTACGCCCGGCGTGCCTACCGCTGAAGAAGCTAATTCGCGTCTCTGGAACTCGGGAATTTTAGCCATGTCGATACCCCATCTGTCCTGAACTGGTCATAAGCGCCGTTCCGTTACCCCCGCCAAAGGCGGAATAGTTTGTCCCCTGTCCGCCAAGGCCCGACGTGGGGCTAGACGACTTGGAACCCATGCTCGAAGCCTGCCCGAACGCGCTGAAGATGCTCCCGATAAAAGCGGAGCGTCCTTCATCCCGCATAATCCCGGCTTTCCGATACGCCAGATCGGCGTACGCGTTCCCGCGCTTCGTGAGCGCGTTTACTTCGTCTTGTCCTTCGCGTGTCGTTTCATCCAAAACGAGTTGGGGCGTGCCCGTGATCTGAACGCCGTTTGAAAGAAAAGCCAATTTCTGCTTGGCCTTAAACTTCCTGACTTCGTTCGCCCGGTTCTGCGCCTCTTTTGCGTACTCGTCACGCAGCATCAACCCCTGCGCTTCGAGCGCGCTCGCTTCCCTTCTCGCCGCTTGCTTCGCGTTATACCCCGCAAGGAGTGTCCCGCCTACCGCCATCGCTCCTAAGACTACTCCCATTACGCCACCTTCGCTTTCTTCCGACGAGTGAATTTGCCTCGGTTTCTCATTTGCGTACTCGCCGAAGCCCACCGACAATTTTCGGGGGTATAATTGCCGTCGTTGTCTATTCTATCTAGCGAGAACTTTTTCGGTTTCGGCCCCATATCAGATACAAAATTGGAAAAAGACAACCAACGTTCGCAAACTGAAATACCGCGCCCGGCATAGCGTTTGAATTTCTTATGACGACAGCGTTGTATCATCGCCACCCAAGAATTGTACTCCGGGGTGCGGTGCAGACCGTGGATAGTCCAAGCCTTTTGTCGTAATTCACGGGAAAGGCAACCGCAGGAGTTAGACGCTCGCCCCAACGTTGACGCAAAAATTAACTTTTTAACCCCACAAGCGCACTCGCAAAGCCATCGGGGAGAGCCACAATTCTCGGTGGCTTTCTCTACGAGTTTTAATAGCGTCCAACGACCTATTTTTACGCCGGGTTTTTTATACTTCGAATGAGCGGGCATATATCACGTAGTCCTTCTTGTTATGGCTGTAATTTTTTAGTAAGCCTTCGCGGTGAAACCCCAAAAGCTCCATCCATTTTTCGTGTTGCTCGTCAGCGAAAGTGTAGGTCTGGAAACGGTGGCAGCGAAAAGTCTCCGCGAACGCTTCAAAATAACCCTTAATTTTCTTCACAAACCAGATCGGCGCTTCGGGGACGTAGACGGTAGGGATGATCCATCCTTCGAGCACTCCCGGCCAGAGCTGCATCACGCCCGCCGCGAACATGATCTTGCCATCCAAGAGAAACGTCCCGCACTCGATAGACGCTTCCGCCATCGCCTGCATACGCAACTTCGCGTCGGGAAGGACGAAAGAGCTCGCGATCTCGATACTGCGGATATCCATGAGGTCGATATGATTCGGTTGAAAAGGGATTATCTTCTCAGTCATTGTCGGTCTCCGCGAAGAGCATCAGCATTTGGACGGTGCACGGGAGCGGGCTTGTCTGCCGGATATAAACGTATTTGTCGGTTTCCCACGAATCGGAATAGGCCACGGTCTTTACCCCGGTAAAGAGCGGCGGGGGATCGCCGATCGTGAGCGGCATATCGGAGAAGACGATTTCCTCGGGCTTGTAAAGGTCCGTCCCGACCTCTGCGCCGAGGGTATGGATAAACTTGACCCCTATCCTGTAAATGATTCTCGGCTTCGTCTGAGCGGGTCCTGTAACGCCCCCGGCCTCAACCACGAGGGGCTTGAGAAGCCCGGTATACCTGATCCCGATATGGCATTTACTGACTTCGTAATCGAGATCAAATTCGCCGTCCGCCACGGTGACTAAGGGGTGCTCTGAGCCGTCTGCCACGACCGAGATCGTTCGGCCTTCAAGATGCTCGACGCCTTTGATCGAGTCGAAAGTGATAAACCATTCCCCGGCGGGGATAGCGGTCACGGAGTCGAAGTCAGATATGACCTCGCAGGTCACTTGGGTCGTGCTCACGAAGGCGGTAATGCGCGCGCGCCCGTACTCTTCCCCGGTAACACTCTTGCGCCAAAGCTCATGCCCCACATCGGCGGTCGTGAACACCGCCTGCGACGCGGTAAACGTAATGTCTGAACCCGTCACAGCCCCCGGCGTAAGCGTTGCAAGCGCGTCGGCTCCACGATCCGAACCATCGAGCGTAAGCGAGCTATCAAGATGCACGTACTCTTTTTGCGCCTCGGCCATCACAAGCGCGAACCGGGCGTAGTCCGCGTCCTTGTTCTCCTTCCCGGTATAGAAGTCGTGGATATCTGGATACTTCGGCAGATCGGTCATGTACTCGACGTAACGCCGGGTTACGCCGTCCACCACGCGCTCCACGATAAACCACATCTGGTCGAAACTGTTCGGGCGAGGCATCGTACTGACCCATAGGAACTTATCCACAAGGCCGTTTGTTCTGTGGCGGTGCCAACCCGACACATCTTCTCGGGATTTCAAAGTGAGGCCAAGAAGCTCCCCGTTATTTTTCACACTCCACAGAATATCGGGCCGCCCGGTCTGCCAAGCGATCCACTTGATACCCTGAAGATCTCCGTACTGCTGCGTGATCTCATCGGATACGAGATTGCGATCGACCGAGATGTAAGAGTCGGAGAGGGCATCGAACTCGATACTGCGGATCGAGAGACCTCCGCGCTGAACGTAAAGGAGCACGCCTTCTTTTCGAACAGGCGGGATATCGGCCACGCCCAAACTCTCGATGATACGCGCATTAACGCTCGTAGGATCGATCGCCTTGTCGGCGGTTTCTCCTGTCACCTTCACTTCTGCTCCGAAGGTCCCGAGGAAAAGCACACGTTCTGTACCCTTCATCCACAGGATCTTATTCACCTCTTCGCCGGATACCGTGTACTCGACCGAATGGTCAGCGTCGGTGCCGCTCGTGAAATCATCATACCTCGGGTTCCCGGTATCGTCCGGCGACCTCGATCCATACCATTTGTCCGGGGTCGCGTCGATCCCACCGAGCCAAAAGCGCGATTCGTGAAACGCCGAGTTCGCCGGGAGAAGATTTACCTTAGACGCATACCCGCCACTCGACCACGCGCCGTACGCCGAACTGTCCACTCCGTCCAAAGTAAACGCTGTGTCGCTCGTCTTCGTGATTGTGTACCACCGACCGTTAAGCTCAGTCATACCGACCACGCCTTCGATGAAAATCTTATCTCCTGTGACGTACCCATGCGTCGCGGTTGTGACCGCGCAAGGGTTCGCCTTCGTCGCGGCGGAGATATTTTTCTTGTCCGTAACCGGGTCGTTCGTTCGAGTATAAAGAGAAAGGGTCCAAGCGGTATGCCCGGTTCGGGTGAGCTTGCGCGGTTCGTAATAGGGATGAGTCACGAAAGCGGTATCGGCGTTCTGCGAGATGCGAATTTTCTCGAGATCGTCCGTCGCAAGATAAGGGGTGCTCAGTTCGTAGATACGCGACGCAGTACCACCGCTCGAATAAGTTCCGAGCCCGGTCGTCGCGATATAGTTGCCGTCGATATCTTTGATCTTAAACGTGTTCGCGTCTTTGTCGGAAACGATAAACGAGCGACCGTTCAGTTTCGTTATGCCGACGACGCCCGCAATAAACACCTCGTCGCCGTTCACAAACCCGTGTGATGTAGACGTAACGACCGCCTGCGCGGCGGTAGAGAGTCCTGATATCGTCTTCGCGGCCTCAGTAATCACGCCTTCGTCTTTGAAAAACCTGATCTTCTGGTTCGTGAACTCGAGCTGATACGCCTGAGCGTCATTAAACTCGAACTTAATCAGGACCGCTTCTTGATTGAGGCGCGTGTGGTTTACGTACGCGAGACCGGGGCGGAAGATCGCGGGACCTTGCGTATGGGTGATGAAGTTTTCGCAGCGGCGGCAGCCATTCCCTGAGACCTGAAGTTCGTAGCGCCCGTACATATTAGGCGCGAGTTCCCCGGCTGCGAAATTTTGGAGGGTTACTTCCTGCTTACTCATCCGAACCTCGTGTAAAGATCTGCGCCGCCTCCCTGCATACCCCGGCGACGACTCGCGAGCCACTTGCTCTGCTGTTTTCGGCGGGGCGGACGTTCTTGCCCATCAACCGATTTCGCCTCGGACTCAATATCCGCTTTGGCTTTAAGAAGCGCGGCTTGTCTGTTCTCGGTCCCGGTGAACTTCGGAGCGAGCGCGATCGCGAGGCACACGACAAAGAAATCGAGAAAGAGCGGATCGAACTTTGCGACGATCTGGTGGTCGTAAACATAACGAAGATTGAGGCTCCCGTTATCCTCGCCGTTATAAAGGAGGTATCCGTCTTCGATCTCGTAGTCTTCAAAGCTCGTGACGTTTCCGGCCTCGTCATACCGCCCGGCGAAACGGATAAAATTAGGGGGGAGAGCGTACGCGTGAGTGTATCCGAACTCCGGGGTAACGTCTGACGTGGGTGTAAGGACGATGCGCTTCATCGCGAAATTCCACGTGTGCTTACGAAGACAGGAACGCCGGATCTGGTGATAGGCAAGAGCGCAATACTTCTCCGCCATTGAAGACGGAGGATCGAGCTGAACGATAAAATCTTGTTTGAGTTGGGTCAGCGCGAGATTACAAACTTCGATCGCGGAAGACGGAGCTTTGAACGCCATGTGATCTCCTTAAACGAAAAAGGCGTCCGGGTTTTGAGGCCGGACGCCTTTCCGCATTTTAGGGTTAGCCTCAATTAACCCTGAATGAACTCCGCGATCACCGAGATCGTGCCCGCAGCGGAGCCAATGGTATTCGCCGTGAGGCAAATATCGTAGCCCTTCTTGCGAGTTGCGAGGGTATGCCCCGCGAGCTCGTAGATCTTCTTCTGGACGTTCTCGATAGCAACAGCGGTAAGACCATCAACTGCGGAAGAACGAGCGTTCCCCCCGTTGATATCCTCTGCGGCCAAGAAGACGTTCTTATCGATTTCCGCGCCACCGAGCTCGAGGGGTTCATAAAGCCCCAAGTCAACGCTCGTGCAGCCCGTGATAGCATCGTTCAACAGCGTGATCGAAACCGGGATGAGATCCGGGTTCACGTTCTTGAACAACCGAAACACAGAACCATCATCATCGGCGGCGGCGACCTCAAAGGTGCACACCATCTTGATCGGGTTCTGGCCTTCGTTGAAAGCGGAATTGACTTTCTTTCCGTCAGCAACGTCACTATTCACGTACTTATTCTCTACGGCCATGTGTTACTCCTTTCCTTCGTTAGAAGGTTTGACGTTCGGTTTACGCAGTTGTGGTCGTGACCTTTTGGACCAACAGACCTTCCGTGCGGACCGCGCCAAGTTCACCGATGATCTGAACTTGATCGGTTTCGATGTAATCCTTCCGGGGATCAACGGACACGCCCATCGCCTTCGAGAGCCCGTAGACCAGACCGCGACCCGTGAGCGCGATGCAGCTACGCACGCCGGAAGCAACGGACAGGAGAGGATTCGGAACATCGGCGCCGTAGCAGATCAGATCAAGCCCGGCTGCGGTCTTGATCTCACCCTTATCGACGACAAATTGGCGAGAATAGTCGCCGCTGATGAGCTCGGTTTCTTTCATCAGAGCGTCTTCTTCGTCACCCGTAATGAGGAACAGCATGGACTCGAAGATTTCCTGTCCGACTTCGTTGTTCCGCCAGAACTTGCGGATCTCGAGCAACTTCTCATACGTCAACCCGGCGGTCGCGACGACCGTGTTTCCGCCATCGTTGGCGAAAGTCACGTCCGTCTCAAAATCACGGCCCGTTTGGACGTTAGCAAAAGCGGCTTCGATACCGACGCGATCATGCACGCGTTCCATCGCGCGAACGCACGCTTCGGCATAGGGGCCCTGCGGATTGAGAAGCATACCACGGACATCGGAAGCATCGATGGGGAGCGTCACGACGAACCGACGACGCTTGATTTTCCGACGAAGGTGTTCGATATCGTCAAAAGTCGTCTTGACGAGACGGCCAGAAACTTCTCTGGCTTCAACGGTGCCGATACCATCGTAAGCAAACTTATCCCCGTTCATGGGGATCATTTTGAAATACTTACGAAGGCGGGACCGGATCTGCTGCGACTTCACGTGCAGCATATCCGAGAACTGTGTGACCAACGCTACATCAACAGTTGATGCGGACATTTGAGCCTCCTTGAATGGTTACGTTACGAAAATTCCAAAAGTTATTTTCGGCAACGATCCCCATCCAAGAAGGATGGACGTTTCCTTACGGGTTACGCCCGTCAGCGGACGATTACGTCATTGATTGGGCCGCCTTTCGGCGGGTGTCCAATCCAAACCACTACAAAAATCTAATCCTAAAGACTACGTAATGCAAGAACTATTTATGTTCCGTAAAGTTCTTTCACGCGCTGAACGGTCTTCGCGTGATCGGGATGGTTCGGATTCGCGTACGCATCAGACGCCATAAGCGTCCGGCCTTCCGCGCGTTTCTCATCCGCCGTCGGCGCTCCGCCGCCCGCCCCATTCGGGAGCTGATCCTCTTTGATGTAATCCTTCGCGATCCCGTCGAGCACCATCGCGAACGAAATCAAATTCTCGTTCGACATTTTTGCGATCTGTTCTTTCACCGCGTCCGGCGCTTTCTCCGTGTACTTCGCGATCAATACTTTCCCGGTCGAGAGAGCTTTGTCTTTCCTGTCTCCGAACGCTTCGCCCGCGAGCTTATCGAAATCGGCGTCGGCTGTTGCAGACGCCGCGCCCATTTCTTTCAGCATCGCGGAAAGAGCACCGTGATATTCTCCGGCCATGATCTTCGCTTGGCGTTTATTCAGCCCGGCTTTCTGCATCGCCGCGCGCATACCCTTTTCGAAGTTCTCGTTCTTCGGGATCTCTTTCGGGATCTCGCCGATATCGTACTCTTCGGGCTTCTCGGGAACGCCGAACGCTTTATTAAACGCGTTCCACTCTTCCGGCTTCGCGTTATCCTGCGGGATTCCGGCGGGGCGTTTGCCGATAAGCTCCTGCGCTCCGTCGAATTTCTTGAGCAAAGAAGGCATATCCTTCACATCTTTGAGATATTCTTTCCCGCGATATTCTTCGGGCAGAGTGGTGAGAAAATCCGGGGTAGCCGGGGGAGGCGTATTAGGGTCAACGACGGGCGCGGGTGCGGGCATTTTAAATCTCCTGTTAGGTTAGTAGATCTTCTGCTGAACCGACTAAACCCCCCTCAGAGTCCATTTCAACTTGCGTTAAAATGTCGCGGTGCAAAAATTTTCTGATACGAATATAAAGCGTTCTGCGGATCGCGTTATAAAGCGACGCCTTCTCGTTGATCTCACCCGTAGCCGGGTTGGCCGAGACTTCCGAGATCTGGTAGCAACATTGTGTCATGATCCACTTGAGAACGATCATCCCGCTCTCGCTCGCGAAGCACTCGCGGAAAGCGCGCGTAAGCCGCGCTTTTTCTTTCTCCTTGATCTCTTCTGCGTTCAGTTTAGCCTTGAGCTGCAACTCGGTAAGTCTCTTGTCTGTGGCAATCGTCATACGAGTACGGGTTTCTGGCTCTCGGCCTGTTTAGTCGGAACCGGGAAGAGGCCCGACTGTCCTGCGTTTCGCGCCGCTTCAGCGGCCTGTTTCGCCTGTTCGAGTTCCATCTGCTGTTGCTGAACGCGATCGATCTCGTCAATCATATCCTGAACGGCCTGCTTCGAGCGGATCGCTTCGGAAGGCGCTCCGCTTATTTCGGTGAAGCGACGGACCGAATACTGTTCATCGAGCACGAGCGTCGCGTGCGGACTCGTAGACGAAAGCGCCTGCGCGAACTGCCACGCGCGGAAAAGACCTTCGGACTCTTCGGCGTTCATGATCTGCGAGGCCGGGGTGTAATACTCGATCTCGTAAAAATCTTTTCCGGCCTTGATAAGATTGACAACGCTCTGCGGGATCACGAGCGGGCTCTTGCCTTCAAAGATCGCCATCGTGTGCTCAACCGATCCTTCGACCACGCCGAGCTTACCCTTCTTGAAAAGAATATTCACCGTCCGTTCGATCACGGGGGAGAAGACTTCTTGGATCTGCCGGGAGAAAACGGAGCCGAGAGTTTGGTGGCGCATCTTGTTACGGACCTGAACCTCACCTAACGTCATGGTGGTCTCGTTATTGAAATCAAGTAAACGGTCGAGGAAAAAGTGATCTGAGATATCTTTCTCGAGGTTTTCGAGCAGGTTCGTTGTTTGACGCACCTCCCCGACCGTATAAAGCGGGAAGACCGGGTTCTCGCCCGCGCGCCCCGCAATATTAAAAACATTGACCGCTCCGGCGGAAGTATCGATCTCGGAATTTCCGAGACGACCATCATCCAAGATCCCGAGCGGCGGATCGAGATTTTTCTCGATCGCGATCGTGACTGATTCCCAAATGGCGTTCGCTTCCAAAATGCTAGGGAGTGCGTTCATCCCCGGAGAGCGGCCATATTCCTCGTTGATGAGTTTTGTAAAACGCCCTACCTTGATCGGCAGTTCGTCGTACCCCTTTTCGCGGAGAAGAGTCTTCTGATCCACTTCGATATGGATCGCTTGGAACGGACGATCGAGCGGCCCCTTGCCCGCGTAGTTACGGATAAGGCGGGGCTCGATAGCGATAAGGATTTTTATTTCTTCGTCGGGGGAGGTCTTATATCTTTCGCGCGTGTTCTGAGAAACTTTGCTCAGGCCGTACTCCGCCACGACGCGGTGGATCGGGAATTTCAAACTGAGATAGATCGTATCAACGCGTCCGTGTTTCCCTTCGGCGATCTTGAGCTCTTGCGTGCCCCACGCTTTATAAATCACGTCCACATCGTCTTCGTCGTCCGCTTCGATAACCTCGACACCACTTGTGCCGAACGCTCCCTGCGCGAGCATATACTCATCGTACGCGCCCCGGAGCCCGCCGCGTTCGTGATCTAAAGTTCCGCGCGACTCTTCGGTGATCGCGTCGAAATATTCTTTCTCGTCGGTCTTATCCCCGATACCCCGAACAGGTTTCAATCTGAACTTCCGCCGGGACGGCGGCCAGAGCATACCGACCAAAGTGGAAGCCATCGTTCCGTTCGCTTTGGGGGCGGTGGTGTCGAAGAGTTCGCGATTTAGGAAATCGCCTTTTTGCTGATCGGAGGTAAAACTCTGATTGCGGGTAAGAATATATTCGCCGAGAAGTTGATAATGCGGAAGCCACGGCTGCTTGATCGCCTCGAGCTGTTTGTCACGCCGAAGACATTCCTGAACTTTTTCGGCGTTGGACTTTACCGGGGCGACCATTAGGAGAGAAGTTTCTGTCTTCCCGTTGTGGCGTTTCCAAGTACGCCCTGCGGGGATGAAGCGATCAGCGCTGCGCGTCCTACCTTACGCATTTTTTCGCGATCGACTGAAGCGGAGGAGTCGTCTGTGACTGAAGGAGTCGGTGCCGGAGCGGGTGCTCCTTTTTTCTTGCCACCTCCGAACATCGAAGCGATAAATCCCATGCGTAACTCCTTCTGCGCTATTAGGAGCGCACGGGAATACTACAATCGCTAGATGTGGTATGTCAAGAAATAATACTACAAATTTTTAATGCTTTCCCTGATAGCGTCTCATTCGGTTAAGCGTTGAGAGCGGGGAGGTCACTTTTGTGACGGTCTTTTTGCGGACACGCTGACCGCCTTCGCCGTTCGTCTGTTTCACCGGGAAGGCGAAGGTGAGCGCGAGCGCGTCGCCACAGTCCGGCGAGAAGCGGTATTTTTTCTTGAGCTCTTTTTTAGAGACAAGCTGAATCCTGTTCGTCCCGGTTCGCTTTTCCGGCGGCATGATCGAAAGGTCTTTGTGGAGATTATCGTCGTCGGGGATAGAGACCGGGCCATCATCTCCGTGAAGCCAGTTCCGCATATCCCACCACATCTCCGCGCGCTTGTTTAAAAACATTTCCTGATTCTGCGCTTCCCCGCCGAAATTAACAGGCGTCACGATCTCTCCGTACCCAAGCCCCCGAAGCCGATCTACCACGTCCCAACCGTACCCGGTGTCGATGAACATCTTTTGCGGTTGATGCTCTTCGATGAGGCGCGCGGCGAGACCCGCGATCTCATCGGCCACAGCGGTCGTGTCCTTAAACGCGGGATCGAATTTCTTGCGGATAAATTTTGAGCACTCCCGGCCACGGCGAAACGCGAACATGGTTCTATCCCCGAAGCGCGCCGGATCAAGCCCGATAATAAGCGGCGCGGTCGGGTGCTTTACCCCGGACTTCCTCGCCGCCATAATGGACTGTTGCGCGATGAAGGTCTCCCCGGAAGTCTGAAACGCCTCCATGATGTTCGCCGGATACTCCTGCTTAAACTTCCACGGGCTCTTGAGATCCGCGATCTTCCAAGATCTCCACGCCATCTGTTCATCGTCGAGGCCGTACGTCGTTTTATAAACCAGATCGTCTTCGGATAAGACCAACTGATCCGTTACGGGGCGTCGATATTCCTCCTGCCAGAACCAAGGAATGAAAACAATTTCGTAATCGGTCTTCCCCTCGAGCGCGTCCATGCACTTGTCGTAGAACATATTCCCCATCCCGCGCGCGGTGGACTCAAGAATGATCTCGGTATTCTCCATGTCGGGGACGGCCTGCAAGATCCCGGTCTCGATCTCGTCGGTGTTAGACCATGCTGCCACTTCGGAACCGTGGAAAAGCTGAATCGTCGTACCGCGCCCTACGTCCTCGTTCCCTGCGGTTCCGATCGAATACTCCGCATTGATCCCGGCGAAACGGAATTTGCGGCGGTTGGCAATTTCTGCTTCGGGCTTCAGGAGTTCCGGCACGTTCTGGTAATACCGATCGACCATGCCGAAGAGCGCATTGGTCGTTTCGCCTTCGTGCGAAAGAATAAAAACAGATTTACCCGTGGTCGTTGTGGCGTTGTGATAATACCGCGCGCCGACGTAAGTGGAGCAACCCTGCTGACGGCCTTTCAAGATGAGCGCGCGGACTTTGCCCGTTCGCTTTTTTTGGTCTTCGAGCCTTTTGTGGAGATATTCCTGCGCCTTGTTGAAGACAAAGGGGGCGAGTTCTCCCCGCTTCGTTTTGATCTTGAGGGCTTTGCGCGAGAAGAAGGGAAGCGAGTTCATGTAAAGGTCGTGCAGGACCCGCGCTTCCTTCGGCAGTTTGTCGCTACTCGTCGTCATAATAACCAAAGAACCAAGCAACGACGAGGAGAAGTGCGACAACGCCAAAAATCAGGATCACGCCTACTGCGGGGTAGAGGATCATCACAACAAATCCTCCATCGGATCATTCTTTTTGGGGTACGCCGGAGCCGGGAGTTTCTTCCGGGCGGCCTGCTTGGGAGGAAGAGCCCGATCGACGGGCTCCGGCGTGATGTCGATAATTCCTAATTCTTTCTTTTCGCGCGCGTCCACCGAGGCCAAGAGGAAATCCGCGTACGACAGTTGCGTCTTTACCTCGGTGTGTTGCACCGACTTGCCTAAAAGGCGATCGAGAATTTCCACGATCGCTTTCATTTCGCCGTCATTGATCGCACGCTGAAGTAACTGCGCCACCAAAAGCTCTGCATAAGTGGGACGAGCGCCCTCTGTGACCCCAAGGGAGACCAGAAGGTGAGCATACTGCTCGGGGTTTTGCGCTTCGCGGGTCAACGCATCTTCCAAGAGCGCTCGTATTTCAGCGGGATCTTTCCGGGGCATTTCTGGTCTCCCTAGGTTGTGGGCGATTTTCTAGCTCAACAGATCATCGTCCGTTACAGGTGCGGTCGTAATCGACCCGCCGCCTTTCAGGTCTTCGGTTTCAGCCTTTTCAGCGGGCTCGGGAGTGCTGATTTCCTCTGCGGCTTCTTCGGGCTGCACCTTGTTCTTCGCTTCAGCCAACTTGATATTCTGAAGTTCGTCCATTACGGCTCTGCGCGCTTCCACGATATCCGCGAAATCATCAAGGGGAACTTGCATCGCCTTGATCGTGCAAAGGGTATGGAGTTGTTCGAGCGTCATGACCGGGATATTTTCCTCGCTCAGATCATCGGCTGCTGAGACGGCGCGGTTGACGCGCTTCGTGCTCGTAATGACGCACGTGCGAAACCGCGAAAAATCTTTGTACTTTGCGGCTAAACGCGTGGGCAGCATATATCTTTGGATAATATGCTGACTCCAAGCTAACGAATTGACCTTCTCCATCTTGGGAACAGCACGCTTGATCTTGTGCGTTTTGTCTCCCGAGCCCAATTGCATCTCGACATACTTGAATCCTGTCTTGATGGTCATGGTTTCGGGGAGAAAAAATACTTCGCCGGAAAAGGTGCGGAGGACTTTACTGCGGTCTTGCGTTGCGTAGAATTGCCCGGAGCACGTTACCTCGTACCCGGATTGTGTCTGTTGTGCCATTACGGTTCTCCTTTTGTTTTAGGATACTCTTTTCTGGTCCCGAATGATCTCGGGTTGCTGAACTTTATCGCGATCGCGATTTTCTGTCAAGTTAAAATCGAATCGTGGTGTGGGCAGAGGCCGCGATTATACGCTCTTCCGCAATTGCAGTTGAAGCAAAGAATCTGGTGCCGATCTTTTGGGTAGCCCAAGCGCTTTAGCTTCAGCGGGTAGTTTCCCCGGACCCGCCCCTCTTTGTGTCCGTCATTGTGAATGTGGTCGATCGTCAGGAATTTTGGGTTCGTTTCTCCGCAGCACGCGCACTTCCCGCCGTATTCCTTGATGCACTCTAAGCGGAGATTCCAACGGTACGTTTTTGAATACTCCCTGTTGATGGCCAAGGCTTTTTCTCGGTCCGCCCAATACTGCTTTTTTGCGTTTTTCAAAGTGATGGCCCGTCCTTCTGGCGTTTTTCTGTACCGCCTTGCCCGTTCGATCATTTCGTTTTGGTTTTGTGCGTAATAGCGTTTGTTCCGTTCTCTGTGTTTCGCCCGAACTTCGGGTTTTGCGTTGTATTTTTTCTGTGCTCGTTTTGCCGCTTCGCTTCTCATGCCGTCCTCCTGACGTGTTGTTACAGATAGTTTAGCACTATACTTTAAATTTTGCAAATTTTTTTAATTTTTTCCCGCGATCGTTGCGTCTTGGGTCCCCTTCTCGGTGGGTCCCATAGGTCGGTGCGGCGGTGCGGGTCCTCCGTATCGCAAGAGCAAAGGGGAGCCTCATCGGCGGAGCGGCATGGAACCGTCCAGCCCCATCGCCTCAAAGACCCCCCGGGGGGTGCAGAATTTTGTGGACGATGCGAGCGCGCCGGACGCTATGCCCGCATAGGCAAAGCGGGCGCTTATGGGGCCATGCGCGGGAGCGCGCGAAGCGGGCTTACTATTCTTACTATAAAAATCTACAGCATAAATATATTAGTAAGCCAGTATCCTATTCCTAATATTACTAATATTACTAATATTACTATATAAAGCTAATCTGGAAATCGCGGGGATTCCCAGAAGTTTGAGCTTTTATAGGTGAGATTAGTAATACAAGCTGTAACCGCAATAGCCATATAGGCTAATCGAGGTTACTATTCTTCTCACTATTCGCCAAAAAAGAATAGTAATGTTCTCACTAACGCCCGCCCGGCGGCCCGCCGAACCGTCAAAACCGGGTGTAGAAATGCTATATTATTTCCGCTTTTGGGCCTTTTGGGCCAAAAAATAAATAAAGAAATAACCTTGACCTGCCGAATTATATACTGTAGAATTCGAGTAGGTTTTTAAACAAACACGCGCGCGAGCGCGACAACAAAGGGGAAATAAAATGTCAATGAGACCAAAAAACGTATGCCGCGAATGTTCCATAGTCCCAGTAGAAAAGCCGGGCGGCGTGATATATGAAACGAACGCCGAATGGCTCGCGCTCGCGCGTCAACATTCGAAGACAATGACAATCCGGCAAGTAAAAATTCTTTATGGCGCTATCGCTCCGGCGCGCGTCATTGAGATAGAAACCCTTTCCGGCAAAAAGAGCACGATACACGCGGCGGACCTAGCTCTCGCGGGCTCGCTGATATGGGACTGTATCGGCCTCGCGCGCACGCCCGCCGGGCGCGAAGCGCTCGAAGCCGCGCACGCGCTTGTTTGCGCGGCGGCAAATGGCACAGTAGAGACAAAATTTATCTAGGCCGAAAAGGCCGGGATATCTTCCCGGCCTTCGCGCCGTATTTGCGGCGCCTGATGAGGCCAGTATTGCCGAAGCAAAAGGGGGATATATGGAATACCAGAGAGCGAAAGAAAAACTAGCCGGGCGCGAATCGCGCAAGATAGCAAATAACACGTATTTAAAAGCGCGTGAGGCGGGCGCTATTGCTTTACGCCTTCATGAGACCGATATTCTCACGTATACGCCGGATGGCAAATGTATCTTGAACTCCGGCGGATGGCGGACCGTAACGACCAAAGCGCGCATGAATGACTACGCGCCGGGCGCGCCTATAATCCAGAAAGCCGGAGTATGGTATATCGGCGGCAAGGTATATCAAGATGGCTGTTACATCAAGAATGGGAACGTATACGGCGCGCTCCCGGTAAAGGCCGCCGCATAACGTGAGGGGCCCCGCTTCGGCGGGGTTAAACGCACGGCGCCCGGTCTCAATGCCGGGGCCACAACAAGGAGGAAAGACGATGAGCCTATACAGCCCGTGCCTCGTGCTCTATGATTTTGAGCCGGAGCCCGAAGTGGAAAGGGCGCCTTTGATACCGAAGCGCCGTATCGAGCAATTCCAGATCGTAGTACCGAACGAAACGCGTAACCGTTTCTTTAAACTCAAAACGGAATGGAGGACGAAGTGAGCGCCGAGTATTTTGTGCCGCGCGATAAGCCGGGCCTTGTCGCATGGCTCTCCCGGTACTGGCCCGAGGACTACAACGCGTTTAACCGCAAAACCAAGGAGCAACTTTATGGGATATTTTATCGCGTTCTTGCTGATATTAAGCGTGGGAAATATCCCGGTGGCAAGGGCGGCAGTAAGTGAAGCGCAGGCGCTTCGCATTTTGATCGGCGAAGCGTCCGGCGAGGGCGAGCGCGGTATGCAGGCCGTAGGCGAAGTGTTACGCCGCCGAAATAGCACGCGCGGCTTTTACGGACTGAAGGCGCCGCACGTTGACAAACAACCCGCTTGGGTCTGGAAGATGGCAAGGGCGGCATGGATGAAAAGTGCGGCGTCGAATATCACGAAGGGCGCAACACACTTCGAAGGAACGGATTTTAAAACCCCGAAATGGGCGCGGGGACTTACGCCCGTTACAATCATTGGCAAGCAAAAGTTTTTCAGAGTGAAAGGAAAATAAAATGCACACACCTACAGACTATTGCGAGTGCGAAGATTGCGAACACCCTATCGGCATCGGGGATGGGAAACTAGAAAGGAAAAGAGCCGCGTACAAAAGAAAGCAATTTTTGAAAGAGTCGGGCGCCGTAATTCTTTTTTGCGCGTTCCTCGCGCTCTGTCTCGCGGTGCTTGTCTTCGCGGGCAAGGCACAGGCGGACACGATCACGATCCGCGAAGACGGAACAGCGAAAACGACGAACTGCTCGCGCGGACCTCTCGGCGATGTGGCTTGTTGGTAATTTGTATAGGGAAAAATACTTGTAGAAATATGTTGCACTATATTTCTACATATGTATAATCCCTACAACCAAATAAGGAATTACCTGATGCCTCAAGTAAAAAAAGTTTACGATCTGACCATTACCGCGCTCGCGGTGAAAACGAACTACAACCCGAACTACGTTCGGTGGCTTGCACAGACGAAAGCTATCCCCGGAAAAAAGATCAACGGGAAATGGTTTTTTTCTTGGCAAGAAGTAGCTTCGCATTTCACAACGCAGGCACAGGCGAATGGATCAGATAATGGAACTCAATCAAAAACAGCGGTCGCTGACCTCCTATCATAACGCCGGGTTTATTCCGATCCCTTTAAAGGGAAAGGTGCCGAGCGTTAAGAACTGGACGGAAAGGCAGTACGATCTCGAAATAAATCTCGAGGACTTCCCCGAGAACTTCGGGCTCGTACTGCAATCAGACGATCTTGTCATTGACGTTGACCCGCGCAATTTTCCCAAAGACGATAAGGTCTTTGCGCGGCTCAACAAAGTTTTCGGCATTATGGATATCAAGGACCGCGTTGTTGTCCGCACCGGGTCCGGCGGATATCATATCTATTTTAAGAAGCCCGCAGGGGTGGCGGTCCGCGAAAATCACGACACCTACCCCGGTATCGAGTTTAAATCGAAAGGGCGGCAGGTCGTAGGCGCCGGGAGTATCCACCCGGATACTGGCAGGATCTACGAACTGACGCAAGGGGACCTCTCGAGCATACCCGTTATCCCTGCGGCGCTTCTTGAATTTATCACCACCTCCCGCAATACCAAAAAGCACGAAGCCGCGAAGCAGAAATACGCGGATCGCGTTCAGGACGTTGCGACCTACATTCAATATCTCGAACAGGCCGAGCCCGCGATCCAAGGCGAGCAAGGTGATAAGCAGACCTACACGATCGCGTGCGAAGCGCGCGCCCTCGATATCTCCCCGCAAAAGTGTTTTGATCTCATGTGCCTTTACTATAACGACAGATGCAATCCGCCTTGGGAGACCCACGAACTTCAAGAGAAGGTGCAAAACGCCTACAGGTACGCGCAAGGCGCGCCCGGCGAGAAGACACCCGAAAAGGATTTTGAGCCCGTGCCGGGGCCCAAGGTGGAAGTGTGTAATTGGGATGGGCCGCGCTCTAACCCGAAGAAGACACTCCGAAACGCGGTGAATTGTTTTATTGTGGGCGGTACGAAGAACCCTCTTTTTGATACGCTCGCCTTTTGCGAATTTTCGGGGCGCGTTATGGTCCAGAAAAAACTCCCGTGGGACCCGCCGAGTGAACGCTACCCGAGACAATGGACGGACGGAGACTCTACCTCGGCGCGGCACTTCATAGGATCTTTTCATCTAACGCGGGTCGATTTCAATAAAGACCTGATCGGCCAAGCGGTCTATAACGTCTCGCGCCGAGTGATCCTTCACCCGATCCGCGATTACCTTAACGGCCTGCGGTGGGACGGGATCAAGCGCCTCGATAATTGGCTCATCGACTATTGCGGCGCGTCCGACACGGCCTACACACGTGAAGTAGGGAAGAACACTTTGATCCAAGCGGTCGCGCGCTCCTATCATCCGGGCTGCCGCGCCGATCACGTCCTTATCCTTGAAGGCGCTCAAGGCATTGGTAAATCGTCGGTCGTTCGAATCTTGGGGGGAGAGTATTATGCCGATATTGTTATTGACGCTCATAATCGTGATACCGTGGACGCTATGCGGGGTTCTTGGTTTATTGAATTTTCTGAAATGGAAGTCTCGCGAAGAGCCGAAGCGCAAGCCCTCAAGGCTTTCATCACGCGAACGACAGATCGCTGCCGCTTGGCTTATATGCAATTTACGATCGACTACCCGAGGTCATGCGTCTTTATCGGCACGATCAACCCCGACGCTATGGGGGAATATTTGTCGGACGCAACAGGGAATAGGCGCTTCTGGCCAGTAGGGTGTTCCGTCATTCACATGGATAAACTGCGCGCGGACCGTGATCAGCTTTTCGCCGAAGCGGTGGCTCGCTATAAGAAAGGCGAGGCGTATCACATCGAGGATAAGCACGTGCTCAAAGAAGCGCAGGAGGAACAAGAGAAGCGTCAATCGACCGAGCCGTGGTTAGACATGATCGCCGAATATCTCGCGACAAACGAGATGGCTCAGGCGCACGGTCTCGTGGTCGTAAAAGACATTTGGCTTTATGGCCTACGGGGAACCGAATCGGGTTTTAGTAAAGCCCAAGCGCACAAGATCGGAAACGTGTTGCGCTCTCTCGGCTATTCCTATGGAGCTTTTTATCACCCGATACTAAAAACCGCAACGCGAATGTTCCGCAAACTAGAGGACCCGACACATGGACGCGCCCAAGATCTTCAATTCGATCCGCTTTTCAGTTAATCAGAAGAACTTCAGGCCGAAATGCGCGGCGTGCGGATCGGATCGTTTGTCTATAAGGGTTCATCCGAAGCTCGATACGGCGTATCAGGCGAACGTGTATACGCTTTGCACTTGTGGGCACGAAGAGAATTATGTGATCGATAGACATGGGGAGCGACTAGCCGAAAATGGGAGGGAAAACCGATGATACAAGGAATCTTGATCGCGTTAGGCACAACGATCTTGTTTATCGGGCTGAACTACTCGGCGGTGTTTGGCACGAAAATGTGGAAATATCCTTACCGATACTACTGCTTTGTGGATACCGATAAAAACGAGACTTTCGAGACATATTGGAGCCCGGAAAAAGGAAACGTAAAGCTATACATTGACGGCGTTTTGCAGACGAAGGATAACCAAGATGAGTAGAAGAAAAAAGCGTATAGCCTCAGCGGCAGAACAGAAGAACGTCGATAAGATCGTCCCGGTCGGTGGCCGGGAGTTTAAGCAGCACGTTCACGAAAAGATGGGCGCGGACGGCGTGCCCGAAACGCACGTGTCCTATGAGCCGACGAAGAACTCGGGATTTAGAAAGTCGGGGGCCGGGAAGGGCGATAAGTACCGCCCGGTCGATAAAAAAGCGTACGATAGAAACTACAGGAGAATTTTTGGCCATGACTGACGCGAAGAAATTAAGAAAGATCGTCCGGCAGCAGTATAAGAACGATGCCTCGAAGATGGTCGAGGTCCTTTGGCAATCGGTGGAGCGAATGGGCTTCTGGAAAAGTCTCGTTCTGCTTTTCGGTCATGCTTTATCGGAGAGTGAAATGAGCTACCTTGACGATCATGAATATGACTTCTGGGACGTGGACGGTGACGACGTTGCACTTGTTTTGAGGTATGACAGGATAAAGCGAGAAACGAAAAACGCTTGGCTTGTCGAATTTGGGGAAGGACTCGAAGCCGAAGAAGTCTGGTTTCCGAAAAGCCAATGTAGCCTGATGGGTGGAAAAGAGATCGAAGTGCCGGAGTGGCTTGTGCTCGAAAACGAACTGGAAGATTTTACCGTATGAAGCTGTATCCCTTTCAAGAAGAAGGCGTGAAGTTCTTATACGAGCACTCCGCCTGTCTCCTAGCCGATGAGCAAGGTTTAGGCAAAACGATCCAAGCGATCCGCGCCTTCTCCGAACTCAAAGCGCGCAAAGTCCTGATCGTCTGCCCGGCATCGGTCAAATATAATTGGGCCCGCGAGATCGAAACGTGGTCGAAGGAATGGTACAACGTGCAAGTCCTCGAAGGACGGTACGCCCGGATTGAGAAATGGGCCGATGTAGTCATTACGAATTACGATCTACTGCTTTCGCGCTCGATCTTTGAACAGACCCAACAGACAAAATTCGCCGTGGGGATCTTCGACGAGGCGCATTACCTCAAGACCCCGGCGTCTCAAAGGACAAAAGCAATTTTACTCCGGGGCGGTGTGGCTTCGCGGTGCGTGTTCAAATGGTTCTTAACAGGAACCCCGGTATTGAACCGCCCGGTCGAGCTCTACCCCCTCTTGAAAGCCGCCGCCCCGGAGCTCATTAAGCCGCATACGAAGTACGAGAGTTTCGGCAAAAGATGGTGCGGCGGGCATTACAGGCAAAACGGCTTCGGCGGCGAGTGGTGGGACAAGGGCGCGACAAATATCGAAGAGCTGAACGGAAAATTAACCAAGTCGGGCTTTATGCTACGGCGGCTAAAAAACGAGGTGCTAAATGAACTCCCCGAAAAGACGTATCAAATCCTCCCTATATCAACGAGTGGCCTCGGCAAATGCCGCTTCCTTACTTGGGACAAATCAGACGCCAGACGCGTCAACCTGTCTAAGTTGGAGCCGGGCGAATTGGCAAAATTCCGTCACGATCTCGCAATCGCTAAGTTACCTCATGTCATTAGTCATATCAAAGACCTCCTTGAAACTAAAAATAAACTTGTCGTCTTTGCGTACCATCGAGACGTACTTGAAAGACTTGAACAAGAATTTAGAAGTCATGGTACAGCGCTCGTCTATGGCGGAGTTACCGCCCACGAAAGAGACGAACTGGTCTCACGTTTTCAAAACGATGTGGGAACGCGGATATTTCTCGGGCAAATTACCGCTGCCGGAACAGGAATTACTCTTACGGCAGCTGATACCGCAGTATTCGCCGAAATCTCATGGACGCCGGGCGAGATCTTCCAAGCGTGCGACCGTATCCACAGGATCGGGCAGAAAAACGCGGTGCTGATCCAGTTTTTAGTCTTCGAGAATACGCTCGAAGAATTTATCTTGAGAACGGTAATCGATAAAAAGGAGACGATCGAGAAGATCGTGGAGAAGGTATGAAGCGTCTTTCTGAAACGGCAACGCAAGCCGAAGTGATTCAAGCCGTCAACGACATAATGGAAACGATCGGCTGTATACCGCCTGTCGGTGTCGAGTGTAAGCCGAATTGCCGTTGCTCGGTGTGCTACGAAAAGCAGAGAGTAAAATGAGAGTCCTCGTCGCTTGCGAGTATTCGGGAACAGTCCGCGACGCCTTTGCGGCGTTGGGGCATGACGCTTGGTCGTGCGATATTCTGCCGACAGATAAACCCGGAAACCACTACCAAGGGGACGTTCTGGCGATTCTTGATAAAGGGTGGGATCTTATGATCGCGCACCCGCCATGCACATATTTGACCGTCACAGGCAACCGATGGTTTAAGCCAGAATACGCTGAACGATATCCCGACCGTCCCGCGCAGAGAGAGAGTGCCGCAAAATTCTTTATGGCTCTGGCTAACGCGCCGATCCCAAGGATCGCGATTGAAAATCCGATATGTATCATGTCTTCCCGATGGAGAAAGCCCGATCAGGTTATTCAGCCGTGGCAATTCGGGGACAAAGCGGTTAAGAAAACGGCTCTTTGGCTTAAAGGTCTCCCGAAACTGAAACCGACGAAGATCGTCGAGCCAGAGTATAAAGAATATAACTCGTCTACGAAGAAGTCGGGGAAAAGCCGATACCCAATGCTCTGGACAGGAAAAAGTAAGGGCGCGTGGAAAGAGCGGTCAAAAACTTTTCAAGGCATAGCGGACGCGATGGCCGCTCAATGGTCTTTAACAACGCCGAACCTCACCGGGCGCAAAACAGGTGAGGACATGACAGAGAAACACAACAAAGGAGAAACAAACATGGGTATAGAACAGGAACTTAAACGGATCGCCGATGCCCTCGAAAGCATCGTCGCGGTCAACACGCGTGAAGGTATCGCGGCCAATACTCCGACTTCCGATCTCGCCATTCCGGCGATGCAGGAAGCCGAAACCCCGGCCCCGAAAAAGGCGAAGAAGGCGAAAGAAGTCGAAGCTCCGAAAGACTTGACTTCCGATGACGTTGCCGCCGCTCTCCGCGCTTTCGTGACCAAGAAGGGCGCAGCGGGTAAGACCGAAGCTGTCGCGATTCTCAAGAAGTATGAGGCTACGCGCCTTTCCGAAATCAAGCCCGAAGACTTCGCCGCCGTTGTCGAAGCGCTGAAGGTGTAAGATGCAACATTCCTTGATCGGTGCCTCAAGCGCATCAAGGTGGATGGCCTGCCCGCGATCGGTCTCTCTGATCCGACAGGCTCCCGCGCAGGAAACATCGGAATACGCTGCCGAGGTTACTGCGGCGCATGACGTTGCAGCGGTGTGTCTCACCAACATGACACGCCCGGAAGCGTATCTAGGCACCACCGCAAAAGGCGGTTTTGAAGTTACCGACGAAATGGTCGAAGCGATCGGGGTCTATCTCGACACGATCAACTCGATCTGCTCGAAAGGTAAATTCATTCAGCTATTTGAAGTCAAGTTCGACTTGGGGATCATCTTCCCCGGACTTTTCGGCACGGCAGATTGCGTGCTGATAAGCTCGGACCTCAAGAAGATCTACGTTCTCGACTTCAAGTACGGCGCGGGTGTTCCCGTGGAGGTGAAGGAAAACAAGCAGCTTCTTTACTATGTGCTCGGCGCGATCAATTACGCCTGCATGGTGAAGAAGTTTCTCGGGCTTGATGATCCTTCGCTTTTCGGGTGGCATCAGACGTTCGAGGAAATCCACATCGGGATCGTACAGCCCCGGTGCCGCCATAAGGACGGCGCTGTCAGGCTGTGGCAGGTTCCGAAAGGCTACCTCGACACGTTCGCTGACGACCTGAAGGCCGCTGCGGCACTCACCGAGGACCCGAAAGCTCCGCTATGCGCGGGGAAGCATTGTAAATTCTGCCCGGCTATGTCGATCTGCCCTGAAATCGGTAAGGTAGCGGTCGATGCAGCTCAAGCGGACTTTGCGATCGCTCCCGCCAGAGCGCAGCTTGCATTACCTGATTCCATGACCGTCGAGCAAGTCTCTAAGATCCTTCAGTATTCGGATCTTATCCAAGATTGGCTCAAGGCTGTGGAAGCACACGCCCTGCTTCTTGCGGAGCATGGCGAGGCAATACCCGGATACAAACTCGTCAAGAAGAAAGCGAATAGGGCATGGGTCGCGAGCGAAGCAGAAGTCGCGGATATGCTCGGTCTCTATCTTTCGGACGATAAGATCTGGACCAAGAAGCTTGTGTCGCCCGCACAAGCCGAGAAGTGTTTGAAGGGCAAAGAGAAGCAACTACTCGCGGATCTCTACGAAACCCCGGACAACGGCAACACGCTCGCGCCGGAGCATGACAAGAGACCCGAAGTAGCGGGGTCGGCAGAAACCGACTTCAAGGTGCTGACATGAGCAGTTCGTTAGAATTTGTCCCTGTCACGCCGGAGAAAGGCCAAAGCCTTTCTTTCGAGCTAAAAAAGTCTATCTCCCCGAAGTATTTTGGGGACGATGGTTCTTGCCACGGAGGCGAGGCAATACTCACTTCCGAAGACGTTTCTTTTCTCGAAGGGATGGCTGCGGCGGGTATCAAAGACGCACGGGTTTTGATCGACGCGATCGAAAGGGTCGGCGCGGTCAAGATCTATCGAGTATAAACTAAACCGACTAAACAGAAAGAGAGACAAACATGAGTGCAAAAATCTACACCCCGAAGTTCCGCGTGTCCTTCCCCAACGTGTTCGAGCCCCGCGCTATGGGCGAAGACCCGAACGGGAAGAAGAAGTATTCGCTCACGATGCTTTTCAATCTCGCCGAGATCAAGAAAGATCCCGCGCAGCTCAAGCTCTGGAACGACCTGAAGGCGGCTTTGGCTAACGCGGCTCGCGAGGAATGGGGCGATAAGATTCCCAAGAATCTTAAAGCGCCTTTCCGTGACGGCAAGGAGAAGGAGCAATACGACGGCTACGGCGAAGGGATCATCTTCGCTTCGGCTTCGTCCATGTCGCGCCCCGGCTTGGTCGATCGTAACAACGGGCGTATCATTTCGGCGGAGGATTTCTACGCCGGGTGCTATGCGCGCGCTACGGTCAACGCCTACGCGTGGACGTACATGGGAAAGAGCGGCATCTCGCTCGGGCTTCAGAACCTTCAGAAGCTAGACGATGGTGAGCCCTTTGGCGGGAAGTCAAAACCCGAGGATGATTTTGACGCTCTCGAATCGACACCCGCAGCGGACGCGGCGTCTGGTAATGACGCAGCGCTCTTCGGCGATAACGATCTGATGAGCTAAGAAAGATGCGGGGGCCTAATAAGCCCCCGCTACTCTTTATGAAAAAAGAAATCTGGAAAGACATACCGGGGTTCGAGACTAAATACCAAGTCAGTAATATGGGACGGGTCCGATCTCTCGATCAAATTTGGGTACAAACTGCGGCTTCGGGAAGACTCCATTTACACAGGAAGAAGGGGCTAATCTTACGCCCCGGTTTAAACGCGCAAGGTTACCCGACTGTTGTTCTTGGAAGAAAATATGGATCGGCTACGGTTCATTCTCTCGTCGCTAAAGCCTTTCTTGGAATCCCCGCCGCTTGGCAACAAGTCCGGCATTTGAATAATCGCCGAAACGATCCGAGGCTCGAAAACCTTTGCTATGGAACACGACTTGATAATCTAAAAGATTCGGTTAGGCACGGAACTTTCGCCTGCCGATATGAAAAGCAAAGACACCTTTCGATAAAACAAGTCGCCGACATAATAGTCGAATACGGTAAAGGCGGAGTGACACAAAAAGCATTAGCCGAAAGATATTCTGTAGCGCCGGGCACAATAGGGAGGGCTATTCGACGTGAGTACAGTTCATATAGATTGGGAAACTAGAAGCCGAGTAGATCTTCGGAAGAGTGGCGCGTGGAGGTATTCAGAAGACCCGTCTACAGATATTCTCTGCCTCGCGTATCAGATCGATCACGGGGAAGTCGAGCTATGGGTGCCCGGCGAGGCCGTACCGTCCGAATTGGCGAGTGCCATTTCGGGCGGTGCGGTCGTTGCCGCTTACGGCGTTCATTTCGAATCGGCGATCTGGCACAATATCGCTCACCCGCGATACGGCTTCCCCCCGATCAAGCCGGAACAATGGAAATGTATCGCCTCAAAAGTCGCGGCGCACGCTCTCCCGCGCAAACTTGCTGATGTAGCCAAAGCCCTCGCGCTCAAGGAGCAAAAGGACATGACGGGATCGCGGGTCATGATGAAGCTCGCGAAGCCGAATAAAAAAGGCGGTTGGCATGAGAAGACCGCCGATCTCAAAGCGGTCTACGATTACTGCATTCAAGACGTGATAACCGAGAGCGCCGTAGACCGATCAGTCCGCGATCTCTCAACAGACGAAAGGGAGATATGGCGACTCGACCACAAGATCAATACTCGGGGCATAGCCGTGGACGTAGAATTAGTCAACGCCGCGCTCAAGATGATCGAAGCGCACACCGAAGTGCTCTCGAAGGAGCTAACGAAATTGACCGGGGGGCAGGTCACGAACGCGACCGAGCGGGACAACCTGCTCTTCTGGCTCGATATGCACGGATACCCGATGCAGGACATGACGAAAGCCACCGTTGCCGAAATGATAAAGACCGCTCCGGCCAAGTTCAAACGCATTTTAGAAATTCGCCAAGAAACCGGGAAGACCTCTACGGCGAAATACGAAGCGTTTCGAAATGCCCTCTGCAAAGATGGGCGTGTTCGCAATCTCCTTTTATATCACGGAGCATCGACCGGGCGGTGGTCGGGTATGTTAGTTCAGCCGCAAAACTTTCCGCGCGATAAGTTCAAGGACCCGGAGCCGTATATTCAGGACGTGCTCTCACTCTCTTACGAAAAGTTTAAAGCGAAGCACCCTCGCGTTCTCGAGACCTTGAGCAAATTACTCCGCCCCTGCTTCATCGCCTCGCCGGGGCATACGCTTCACGGCGGGGACTACAACGCGATCGAAGCGCGTATCATCTTCTGGCTCGCGGACGAATCGGTCGGCGTGAAAATGTTCCGCGACAATATCGACATCTATATCGATCTCGCCCGGCAGATCTATCCCGGACGAAAGATCGAGAAGGGAAGCGAAGAAAGAAACCTCGGAAAGCAGGGAATTTTAGGCGCAGGATTCGGTATGGGATTTAAAAAGTTCATCGAGACCTGCGCGAAATACGATATCGTGATCGACGAGGACACGTCTAAGAAGGTAATCGGGATCTACCGCGATAAGTATCCTCGCGTCGTCCGCTTCTGGTACGACCAAGAAAACGCTGCGATCGAAGCAGTAAAGACCGGGCAGATGGTGAAGTGCGGGAAGATCCTGTGGGGGGTGAACGCCGGATTTCTTTATTGCAAACTGCCGAGCGGGCGTTGCCTTGCGTACTATCAGCCCAAGGTCGCAGTAGGCGAGACGCCTTGGGGCGCGAAGAAGATGCAGCTATCATACATGGCGGTCAATTCCGTTACGCGCAAATGGGAACGGGAGCGGACTTACGGCGGGAAGATCGCGGAGAATATCACGCAGGCAACGGCTCGCGACCTTATGACCTATGCCATGCTTAATGGGGAACGGGAAGGATACCTTCAACTTCTGACGGTCCACGACGAGCTCATAACCGAGCGTAGGGATAATGGGCGGATAGACTACACCCCAAAAACTCTTGAAGAAGTAATGACTGATCTGCCGGGATGGGCGAACGGCTTGCCCGTAAAAGCCGAAACATGGGAGGGGAAAAGGTATGTCAAGTAGAAGCAAGCGTTTTGTCTCAGCGGAAGGCAACGGTATGCGTTGGATCAAGAAGGACACGTACACGAAGCGCCGGGCCAAGCGGAAGGCGCAGCGCGTGGCGAGAAGGGGGAACCGTGATTAACTTCTCGCGAGTCGATCGGGAGTCCGTGGACTTCGAAGGCGTGCGTATGCCAACCGGGCGGTTCATACAGCTACTAGTGGACACGCTTGAAAAAGTCACGGGCGAGCAATACGTCCCGCGTAGAGTGTATCGCTGCGACGATTGCGGCAGAGAAATAGATGATTGACCTCACTTTCGAAGTCCTCGGCGCCCCTGTCCCCCAACACCGCCCCCGCTTCTCTCGCGCCGGGAAGTTCGTAAGGACCTACAACGTCAAGGAAGACACCCAATACAGGGAAAAGCTCTATTGGGAAGCCCGAAAAGCCGTCAAAGCGCCCATTAGCCGAGGGGTAGCGCTCCGGGTGGACATTGAGGTGTTCCGCTCCGCCCCCGCTTCCCTGCCTCAAGCCAAGCGTGCCCTGTTGGCTTTAGGGGTGCTTCAGCCTGCCACCCGCCCGGATATCGACAACTACCTCAAGCAGATCTTTGACGGCCTTAATGGGATCGTTTGGGAAGACGACGGCCAGATCGTTACGGTCATGGCGTCGAAGTGGTACTCCGACCGCCCCGGCATACGCGTCCGGGTCCGCTCCATAGAATAAAAAACCCCGGAAGCCTTTCGGCCTCCGGGGTCTTTTCGCCTAGTTCACGCCAAAAACTTATGCAGCCTGAACCGCAGTTCTCGAAACCTCGTTCCACTTCGTTCCGTCGCTCACAAACTGGATCACATAACGCGAAGCCGCTGCGTTCGCGAGAGTCAGAGTCCCGGTCGTGCGAGCCAAAGTTCCGTGAAAGGTGATAACCTCATCAGCAGAACCCGCACCATCGGTCACAAAGATGATGGTGACAACCTCACCCGCCGAACCACCTGCAGAGAAAGTGATGGTCTGGTCTTGGTTATCGGTCGTGATCGTATCGGTGAAAAGCTGATTCCCCGTTCCGACCGTTAAGGCTACCGCAGCACCCGGCGTTAAAGCCGTGGCCGCGCTCGCCAGAAACACCGTTCCCGAAGCGTTCGGGAGAGTGACCGTCCGATCAGCCGTAGGATCAACCGGGGTGATGTTCGTTTCGTAGGCGTTAGCTGTCGCGCCTTCGAAAGTCAACCCGTTCGACACGCCGTAGACCGAATTGGCGATATCCGCTGCGTTCGTGGCGAGCGTAGAGCTCATAAGGCTATACGTAGCCGCCGCTGCGACCGGGAGACGGAAGATCGTATCCGCCGTCGCGTCCGCTGCGTCGATGATCGCTTCGTGCGCGTCAGCCGTTGCGCCTTCGAAAATCAACTGGCTCGTTCCGCCAGTTACCGAATTGGCAATCGCCGGAGCGTTCGTCGCGAGCGTGGAGCTCATGACAGCGTACGTCCCGGTTCCCGCATCGGGAAACGTGTACGTAATATCCGCTGTCGGATCGGTGAACGCCAGAGTCGTCTCAGAATCATCTGCCGTCGCGCCTTCCATGACCAAGCTCACTTCGTCCGTTCCCGCGTTAGCGAGCACGAGCGCAGTACCCGTCTTCTTAGGTAACGTGATCGTCACGTCCGCCGTAGGATCTGTTACCGCGATGGTCGTTTCGTACGAGTCCGGGGTAGCCCCTTCAAACACAAGAGGGGAAGCGCCCGCGAAAATACCACCTGTTGCCGTCACGACACCCGTAAGGGTAGGAGCCGCGATGGTTCCGTCGGCACAGATAGTGCCATCGATCACGACGGTAGCTGTGCTACCTGCTTTCGTGATGGTCGATCCCGTGAAGGACAATTTCTCCACGCGTCCTACTTTCACCCCATCATCCTGCACTTCCACCCCGGCGAAAAGAACCGGAGAAAAAGCAAGCAGAAAAGCGAGGACAAACGCCATTTGCTTCTTCATATTGAATCTCCTTTTTTCGCCTCGTTGTGTGTAGGCTGATCGGTCGAAGCGGAACCCGAAGCGCCTTTACTAAAAAGTTTTGTGATACGTTTCCAGTTCAGGTGGAGCAAAAGGCCGAGCCACCCGATCGCCATTAAAGCCGTGATAGCCCAAGCGGCGTCGTCCGGCAGCGCGTAAAACCTTTGACTTAAAGTCAGGTGCGCGGGATCGACGAACTTGCTGTACGCCTCACAGCCTCCGAGAACTCCGAACATACCCACGAGACAGCCGAGCCAGAGTATACGCGTCATGCCCTTCGTGTAAAGCACGAAGCCGATCGGTATGCCTACGACAAAAACCATCAACCAGATATCGCCCATGTCAGAACTCCCACTTGAATTTCAAACCCCACTTCACCTGCTCCCGGCTGTGGGGGTTTGAGTTAAACTGCGGATCGCCGGGGCCTACAACGGCCATGTGATCGCCGATATACGCCCCGGTCTTTGCGATCTCGTACGACGCGGAGCTTAGGCGTTTTTTAAGCCACTAAGAGCGCCGAAGATCTCGACGTACTTGGCGCGAACCATCGGCTCGAGCACTTCCGCTTTGATCTTCCCTTGCGTAACCTCTTCGGCATATTCGCAGGCGAGGGCAAGTTTCTCAGCGCCCTTTCCGCTATCCGGCCCGAATTTATCCTCCGCGAACTTCACCGCGACGCCCAAAAGATAATCATCGACCTTCGTGTCACTTTCTTTGATCTTCTTCCCAAGAAGTTCGATACCTTGCTTGAGAAGCCACACGATCCCGCCAAGGATAAACGGCAGGACGATCGGTAGGGCCCACACAAGAGCCTGTTGCACTAAAGCGTTATTGAGCCATTCCATTTTATTCCTCCTTTGTGTTACAGTTTTCGATCACCAGTTTATCAATGTGATGCTTTACAACGTCCACGCTTTCGCAATACTCATGCCGCCTGATACGCCCGTGGATCTCGTCGTCCATTAAAACCGCGATACGCTTTAACGCTTCAAGGACCGGGCATTGTTTCATGGATCACCCCGTAAAGTGTTTGATTAACTCCGCTACTGCCGGAACTCCAAGGATCTTTGCGGCCATGAGCGACACAATAATAATCAGGACAACGAGCATCACAAAAATCTGCCTTTGCACCGCGATAACGCCCGGAACCTGATTAGGCTTATCTCCGTAGAGCGCACGTTTTACATCGTGCATATCGGCTTTCAGTCCCGGCTTGCCATTCCCTTTGATCATCAACTCAAGCTCAAGCACTTCGGGGCAAAGAGTTCCGCACCCGCCCTTTCTCCGCTCCTCGCCTTGATAGCCCATATCACTCTCCGTCTTAGTGTCCGTTCGCTTTTGCACACAGATACATTAATGCCCCCGTAATCACACACCCGATTACCATGCCTATTGCTTTAAGGATTTTCATATCACTCCTTCAACATTTTCTTTGCGTCAGCCAACAGTCCGTCAAACATTCTGAACTTTTCCACATCGGACTCGCTGAGGCCGCTAACTGGAATCCGTATCGGCATACTGAATTGCTCTAGCTCAACGTATTCGATACCTTCTAATTCAACGATTTTCATGTTAAAACACTCCTACCGATACGCCGCCGCCACCGATGTCTTCACCGTCAACGGCGTAAATATTGACGCAGTTCGTCACCGCTCCCTGCCAAGTAAAGATGGGGGTTGCGGTTTCGGAAGCATCGATGTTTGTGAGGATACAGCCGTACACTTTTCTGTCAGCAAAAGTCCCTGTGCAATAAAGATATCCAGTCCCCGCTGATGAAATCGTGGCTACCGTGAACTCGTTCTCGGCGATGAATAGCTCATTTGTAGTTACTTTCTTGCCAGTTGAGATGTTCAGAGTAACCGCCGCAGTTGCGAGCATATTCTCTGGAGATAAATAGAGAGCGTTGCAAACAAGGTCATCGGTAGCGTTTAATTGAGATGTCAGAGAGTTAGAACGATTTGATACTATGAGATTATCCCAAGTGACGTTGGCCCCAACTCCAATATTACAAGTCCCGCTGAAACTAATCAGCGCACCCGTTGTAGTGACCGTTCCAGAGTTATAGGCAAGAGTGCAATTTCTGAATCTCATCGTTGTTGCTGTTCCAAAAGAACAGTCACCGTCAAAAGTGATATTTCCGAGTAAGTGTCCTCCCGCAGAGCTAATTACCCCGCCTTGAACCCATAATCCCGCCCCTGTGAAAGTGATGTACGCCGCCGCCGCTGTAACCCCACCCTTGGCATAAATCTTGTGGGAAGCGTGTCCAAGCGTCTGGTCGCTTGAACCTACTGTGAATAACCCATTGATCGTTAGGTCAGAACCAATAGTGAAAGCGTTGTTTGTCTGAATGAAGTTGTTAAACTCCATACTCGCCGCACCGTTGACTGTCGTAATCAATCCTGCGTTTAAAGAGTAGAAAGTATTGCCTGTAGTTACAACTGTTCCGCTAATGTAGGAAAAATTTCCCACATTTCTAAAATGCGCTCCAAAGGTAACTGTTCCCGCTCCCGCTGTAACTGTCTTTGGGCTATTACAACCTCCGACAGTTGCCGACGATGATTGAACCGTACCACCCGCGAAATGAAAAGTCGTTGTGCCTGATACTGTCGAACCGAAAGTCACTCCGTTTTGACAAGTGATACTTGTTCCAGATCCGTTTAAAGTGTGGTTCGACGAACTTGCTACTGTAAGTAAATCAACCACAGTCATTGTCCCCGTAAGCGTCTTGGTGCCAGTACCTCTAAGTGTCACCCTAGCGTCTATGGTTATCCCCGCAAGTGTCCACGTTGCCGTGTTTGTCAAATATCCAAGAAATACGTTACCTGTTGTTCCAGAAAAGGGAGAGTTCGCGTTCCCGACAAAGTTCTGTCTTACGTTAAAATTATAGTTGGCGATTGTTATGACTTTTGTGCTTGGAAAATCTGATAAATCACAAGCCCAAACATCAAAGGTATACCTAAGTTTCGGACTCCCAGAAGAACCGTCAAATATGGCAACATCAGTTGTGCTGTTTGGAACACCCGCACCGCCCGCACCTCCAGAAGTAGCCGCCCAATTCGCCGCTAAATCTGGATAGGAATCGTCTGCGCCGACGTAATAAAAATTGGCGGCCCACGCCGGGGTGCAAACCAAAAACAGGAAGATTGAGAAAAGAATTTTCTTCATCATGACGTTGCCAACTGATAGGTTACTGTGATTGTCCATATCACGCCGTAATCAACGTTGGCGTCCATCGAGATATAAAGCTCTTTGCCCGTTGCTACGGATTCGGTAATCGCCCCGCTGTCGTAGTTCCCTGTCGTGGTATCTAAAACCTTAATGACTGTTGGGTTAGTTGAGGGAAAAGCACCTGTTCCTTGAGCGTCACACCATTTCAAATCCCCCGCAAATTCTGTCGTTGGGTCGGCGGAGGCGCATTGGACTTTGACATTCGTGATCGTGTAGCCGTACCCCAAGTCAGGAGGAGAGATTTTCTTTGTGGGAGAGGCTCTGAACCTTCCGTAGAAATCTCCGTCTATAACGATGGTCTTTGCGGCTGTCTTGTGGATGGAGAGCGGCTCCGCGATCGGGGCGTAGGTTGAGGCGGCTGTAGAGGTGGTGAGATAGGACGAGAGATCAGGAGCCGCATCGTCCAGAGTGTCCAAAGCGTCCTGCACCGTCTTATCGCTTGACGAAAGCGCCCCGTTAAAATCGCGGGTACTGGTCTCGATATCTTTGGCTTCGACCTGTTCCTTGTACCCTCCCCCGAAGATCTTGTAGGCAGAGACCTCCGGGGGAGCGACGAGCGCGAGCATGAGCAAAAGCGTCGCGAATTTCTTCATCTTACATATTCTTAGCAAACGCGAGCTCGGCGTGAGCCAAGACCACATCGGCGTGATTGCCCGTAAGCCCGGTCAGTTTCAGACGACCGTACTTAGCGGCCACAGGCGAACAGGCCAAAACGACCTTCGTGCTGTTCACCACTCCGGCGGAGATCACAGTACCAACAGCCCAAGCCGCATCGGCAGAGCCCTCCGTCGTGGGCTCCTGATTGCTTTCCTCGAGTTCGATCTTCACATTGATCGCGGTGCCCGTGAAGCGAGCGTGAAGGCCATACGTTCTGTTCTTTTCGAGGGCGAAAGACTTGCCGTACACCGCCGTCTCGCCTTCGACCGCTAAGGTCGCTGCGCCCTGCACGTCATTAAGCAGATCCAGAAACGAGTTTGTTGAGGGTTTTCCGAACGCCACCATGATTATTTCTCCTTATGTTTTTCGGCGAGAAGTTGCTCCCGCTGTTTGAGATCGTTTTCCCAATTCTTCATCTGCGATTCGGCTTCCGCGACAGCCATTTCCCGTACCGCGAGTCGGTCGCGAGCCGCCTCAAAAGTTGCTTGTTTCTCCACGAGAAGATCCCGCGCAGTTTCAAAGTCCGTCTTGGTCTTGGCGAACGCGCGCTTTTCGGACTCAAGGGATACGACTTTTCCGAGTCGTTCTTCGAGATCCTTGGAGATCACGTCGAGATCGAGGCCGCTCTGCTTCAGTTTCGCGGCCTGCGCTTTCTGCCGCTCCGCCTCTGCGGCCAGTTCTTCCGAAACGAGCTTCAAGGCCGCGTCCTTTTTCATCAGATCGGCTTCGAGATTGAGCGCCCTAGTATTTAGCCTCTGCGTCTTTTCGGCCAATTCCTTGCTGTTTCCCTGCTCGGCGGCCAAATTCGCCTCCGCATTTGCGATATGAGCGCTCCGTTTTCCGAGATCAAGCTCCTTTTGAGCCAATTCCTGCCGGGAAACGTGAAGCTCGCTTTGGCCTTTGCGAAGCGCGTCCTGCGCTTCGGTCAGTTCGCGGTACTGCTTACGAACGTCTTCCGCGAGGACAGAGCGCTTCCCCTCGATCTCCTCTTTGGCTTGGAGGACTTCGCGCCGGATCTGCTCACCGAGATCGTCTGCGTTCTTCTTGAGCGCCGCGCAATCGAGCTCGAGTTTTGACTTGGAAGCGAGAAGGTCGCCTAAGTCAGCGTTGATCCGCGCGATATTTTGGTTAAGCGCGATCTTCTCCGCTTGGAGCTGCTTCACTTCTTCCTGATATGCCTTCAGCGCTTCTTCGAAATTCGGGTATTGCGGCGATGCGACTTTATCCTTTTCCTGTGTGGCGTAACCCATAATTAGAAGTCCTCAAGGTTGATGCCCTGTTCCAACAGGCATTTGTTGATGTTGAGAGCGTCGGCTTCATTGATCGTCCCGTCCGCGAGAAGGCCATTCGCGTACGCCTTCAAACCTTCAAAGTTCGGGTAGTCCACGAGTTGTTGCATCGTCCACCCTACCCCGAGCTTCGAGAGCCCGAACCAACGAGCCTGATCGAACTCTTGGATGAGGCGACCGAAGAAGGTTTTGGAGTTGAAAGCCGCAACCGCCGCCGCTTTGATAGCCTCAGCATCTCCGGGGCATTCAATGAACCCATGCGCCTGCATCTGCTCATTACTCCACCAGATATTAGGCGATGCCGTCCGATCCTCTGAGATCACTTCCACTTCCACGCTTCCTTGTCTCTGAAAAAACCTTGTCATAAATACCTCCTGTTAAAAGAAGAAAAACCAGTTCGTTTTGCGTTTCCCGACACGCGGAGCGGAGTAATCATCAGGCGGATTAAACGTCGCCGTATACCTCGCCACTCCCTTTGAGACGCGGATGTTGTCGAGGAGGCCGTTGAGGAATCTATCACTTCCGTTCCCAATCGAGAGACTGTCTGAGGAATTTGGTAGAGTCCCGTTCCATGCTCCTGCGGCAAGGGTCA